ATCTGCGAGCAGGGGGGCAGCGATGGCTAGGGGGCTTCAGGCAAGTTTCGACACATCGGGCTGGGCGGTGGGCTTGGATCGGTTGCTGGGACCCGCACGGGTCAGCTTGGCGCGTTCCATGGCCGTTGCTGGCGGCGAGGTGCTGCGGGATGAGGCAAAAGCGCGGGCGCCGCGCAGCGGCCAGGGGGCAGTCGGCGAGTCGGGGCCGAGAATTCCCCTGGCGGAGACAATCTATTTGGCTTTCCGCGAAAGATACTCGGGCGCCAAGGAAGTTAAGTATGCCGTCACCTGGAACAAGCGTAAGGCGCCGCACGGGCACCTTGTGGAGTTCGGGCACTGGCAGATCTATCCGGTGATCAAGAAGGCCGACGGAACTTATGTGACCGACAAGCGCCGCAAGCTTGCAACCCCGAAATGGGTTCCAGCCTCGCCATTCCTCCGGCCGGCGTATGAAGCCGCATCGACTCGCGCGCAGTCTGCAATGATCCAGCGCGGGCGGCAACGTATGCCCGAGCTTCTGGCTGGGCAGGAGGTGAACAATGACCCTTGAGGCTCAGTTGAAAGCGCTATTGGGGCCTTTGGTCGGCGGACGGGCTTATGCGGATGTCACCCCCGACAAGCCGGAGTTCCCGCTGATCGTCTACCAAGGCGCAGGCGGGCAAGAACAGTGGTACGTGGAGCGCAAACGCCGCGAGAAGCGGCATCAGCGCGTGCAGGTGTTCGTGTGGGCCGCCACGCGGGCCCAGGCAAGTGACATCGCGGACCAGATCGGCACCGCCTTGTGTGAAAGCGACTTTCCTGCTGTTGAGCCGTATGGCTCGCCCACCAGCCTCTACGAAGAGGCAATCAAGAAGTATGGCACCCGCCAGGACTTCGGTATCTGGTTCCTTCCCTCCTGACCTTTCCCCGCTTCTACATCGAACCCGGCCACGCGCCGGGTTTTTTCATTTGAGGAACACAAATGTCTTCCATCTTCATCAACGGCACGCGGTATTCCATCTCGACGGCGCTCGCCGCGGCCGCCGCCATCTCGGCCATCTCCAATGCGAATCCGGCTGTTGCCTCCGCAGTCGCCCCGCCGGAAGACGGCTCCATCCTGGTTCTGAAATCGGCGTGGACCAATCTGAGCGAGACCGTGGCGCGCAGCGCCAATGCAGACACCGACAGCTTCGAGCTGGAAGGCGTGGACACCACGAGCACAGTCCTGTTCCCGGCAGGCGGGGGCGCTGGCTCCTATCAGGAAGTCAGTTCCTGGGTAGACCTGGACCAGGTGCGCGACGTGGTGATGGCCGGTGGCGATCAGCAGTTCTTCAACTATCAGTACGTCGAAGATCCGAATAGCCGCCAGCGCCAGAAGCCGACCTTCAAGAACGCGATGACCATGACGGTCTCGCTGGACTACGACCCGGACAAGCCTTGGTATGCGGCGCTGATCGAGGCTGACCGCCTGCGCGAGCCCGTCGTCGTGCGCGGCGTGCTGCCCAACGGCTCGACGCTCTTCTACTACGCCTATCCGTCGTTCAACAAGGTCCCCGTCGGCCAGGTGAACGAGAACCTGCAGAACACGGCGGTCTTCTCCCTCATCGCCGACCCCATCCGCTACGAGGCCGCGTAATGACGTTCAAGATCAAATCCAGCCCGACCATCGACGCCTGCATCACCATCGTGGGCCAGGGGCGCGAGCAGCAACTGAACGTCACGTACCGCCACAAGACCGGTAAAGAGTACGACGCGTTGATGAAGCAACTGGCGGCGGGGGAAATCTCGACCGCCGACCTGCTGCTTCTGCTGATCGACAAGTGGGACGCGGACATGCCCGTGAGCGAGGAGTCGATCGACTTGCTCTGCGAGCATCAGCCGGGCGCCGACTTGGCGATCGCGAGCGCGTTCAACGACGCCATTCGGGTCGAGCGCAAAAAAAACTGACGGAGGCTGTGGCGGCGTTCCTTTGGGAGCCGCCATCAGCCGCAACGTTGGCGATGGCCGGGTTAAAGCTCAGCGACTTTCCCCGGCCTTGCGCCGAACTCTGGCCGGACCACGTTCCGGCGTTCAACCTGTTCACGCGCAATTACACGCAGTGGCGTGTGGGGGCGGGAGGGCCGATAGGGCTGGATTACGGGGTCCTGTATCACGATCTGGACCGTCAAGAGCTTCCCAAGGCGGAGCAGCAGGAAATCATGGACGTTCTTCGGATCATCGAGCGGGCGGCCCTGGAAATCTTCCATAAGAGTTGAACATGGCACAGGAAAGCATTGGCACCGCGCGGCTAGATATCGTCGTCGATACCTCGCAGTTTGACGCCGCGATTGCTTCGGCCAAGCGCGGCACCAGCGACATGTCTCAGTCCGCGCAGGCGGACTACACGAAGCTGGCCGCCGCTGAGCGCCGCCGGGTTGACTCCCTGGTGAACCAGGCCAACACGATTGGCATGACGCGAAAGGAGCAGATCCTTTACAACGCCGCCTTGCGCGGGGTGCCGACTTCGATCCTGGATGAGTTGAAGACGAAGCTGTCGGCTACGGGCGCTGCCGCGGCTGGCGCCACCAAGCAGATGAATCAGTACGGCGTGAGCGCCGCACAGCAGGCAGCAGCGCTCCGCGGCGTACCGGCGCAGCTCACGGACATCGTGGTTTCGTTGCAGGGCGGCCAGCAGCCCCTTACGGTGTTGCTGCAGCAAGGCGGTCAACTGAAGGATATGTTCGGCGGCATCGTGCCGGCGGCGCGTGCCCTCGGCAGCACGATTCTGGGATTGGTGGGGCCGTGGACGCTCGCGGCAGGTGCTGTAGCTCTTTTCACCGCCGCTGTCGTTTCGGGGAAAGGGGAACAGTCCGAGTTCACCAAGACACTGATCCTCACGGGCAACGCGGCCGGACAGACGGCCCAAGGCCTGGTCGACATGTCTCGGCGCGTTGGCGAGGCTCATAGCACCGTCGGCCGGTCGGCTGATGTGCTGAATAAGCTGGTTGCCTCGGGCCGCGTGACGGGCAGTTCCTTGGAGACGGTGGCTGGCGCCATCGTCAACATGAGCGAGACGGGTGCGAGGTCGGTAGACGACCTGGTCGCGGAGTTCGGGCGGCTGGGCGAGAGCCCGAGCGAGGCGATCGCCAAGATCAACGAGTCCATGAAATTCCTGGATGCGGCCACCTATGACCGCATCCGCACGCTTGAAGCCCAAGGACAGAAGGAACAGGCCGTAGCGTTGGCCCAGTCCACCCTGGCCGACGCCACGAACCGCGCCGCTGACCGCGTTCGCGCCAGCGCCGGCACGTTGGAGCGGGGCTGGAATAGCCTGGGATTGGCCGCGCGCCAGGCATGGGATGCGATGCTCAACATTGGGCGACCCACGCCGATTGCCGAGCTTCGCAAGCAGGCCGAGGAATTGACCAAAACGGTCGAAAGCCTGGAGAACAATCAGGGCTTTACCACCACTGAAGGGGGCGCGGCTACCGGCGGTGGCCGCAACCGTGCGCAGCAGGCGCTCAAGCTGAAAAAGCAGGAGCTGGCCACGATCACTGCCGAGATACAGCGGCAGGAGAAGGAACAGGCGGACGCGCGGGCACAGGGACTCAAGGGACAACTTACCCAGGAGAAGATCGCTGCCGACGCCCGGCTGGACGAAATCATCAAGGCCGGGCGCGCCCGCAGTCAGATCCAGCAGGACGAACTGAAGAAGCTCGACGCCGACGCTCAGAAATACGGCTGGGGTGCCGACAAGGGGGAGGCGGCACGCGCGGGGATCATCGAGAAGTACAAGGATCCTAAGGGGGCCGGGGGGGCGTTCAAGGACGACGCCGCAGCCAAGCTGTTGCAGCAGTATCGTGAAGCCGAGGCGTCTCTGCAGGCGCAAATCACCAGCGAGGGAAAGCTTGCCACCTGGGGGCAAAAGAGGGCTGAGTTTGAGCAGCAGATCGCCGACCTGAAGGACAAGAAGGTCCTGACGGCCGACCAGAAGAGCCTACTAGCCCAAGAAGACCTGCTGCGCCATCAGCTTGACCTGAACGTCGCGGCGGAGAAGGAACTTCGCACGAAGCAGGAAACCGCGAAGGTCGAAGCGCTGCGCGTCAGCCTGGCCTCTACGCGAGATCTGGAGCAACAGCAGTATGCCGACCAGGTGGCCGGTGTGGGCCTGGGCGATCGCGCGCAGGAGGAGCTTCGCGCGCGTCAGGGGATCTTGCGGGATTATCAGCGCCAGCAGGCGCAGTTCGACCGCTCAATGGCGTCGGGGCAGATGTTGCCGGAGACGTACCAGAGCCAAAGTGCTCTGCTTAAGGAGCATCTGGATCTGCGCCTGTCGATGCAGCAGCAGTATTTCGATCAGGTGCGCGAAGCGCAGGGCAACTGGAAGAACGGCGCCACTTCGGCGCTGGGTAACTATCTGGAGTCCACAGCGAACGTCGCCGTCCAGACGAAGACCTTGTTCTCCAACGCCTTCCAAGGGATGGAGGACGCGATCGTGCGGTTTGCCACCACCGGCAAGCTGTCGTTCAAGGACTTCGCAACGTCGATCATCGCTGACATGACGCGTATCGCAGCCCGTCAGGCCGCGGCCGGCGTTCTGAACGGCATCTTTGGCACAGTTGCCGGGGCGGCGGTGAGCGGAATATCCGCCGGCGCCGGGTATCAGGGTTCCGGCATGGCGGCTGTCGGTAGTACCGATGGGATGGCAGGCAGTTGGGGGGCGGTGGCCGGCGCTCGCGCGTCCGGTGGCCCGACCGCTGCGAATTCGCTCTATCGCGTCAACGAGCTTGGCCCCGAGTTGTACTCGGAAGGCGGAGAAACGTACCTGATGAGCGGCGCCAATGGTGGCTACGTCACGCCGCTGCGCAGCAGCGTGGCGGCCGGCGGTGGGTCAGGGGGCGCCAACTATCAGATCACAAACCAAGTCATTTTCAACGACGGGGGGCGCGAATCGCGCGAGTCGGATCAGGACGATGCCCTCGGGCGCGAAATGCTCAGGCAGATGGAAGTGGTCGCGCAGCGTGTCGTGGACCGCTCACATCGGCAGGGCGGTGCGGCTTGGAACGCAAGGAATGGGAGGGCCTGATGACTGAACGATTTTCATGGCGGGCCACGGGTGAGCCTACCGGCACAGTGATGTTCAGAAGGCTGACCGCACAGTTCGGAGACGGATATCGCCAGGTTGTCGGCGACGGCATCAACACTGAGGTTCAGTCGTGGCCGGTCACGTTCGCAGGCGGCAAGCAGGAAATGCAAGCCGTGGCGGCGTTTTTGCGCAGGCATGCCGGTGTCCGGTCCTTCTTCTGGACTCCACCGCTGGGGGAGGAAGGGCTGTATGAGGCTCCGAGCCTCAGCCTTGCTCACATCGGAGGGGATGTTTACAGGGTGTCCGCCACCTTCCAACAAGTATTTAAACCGTAGGGGGAATCGTGGATTCACTTGTGAAAATCAACGTCGGCGCAGCGCCGAATGATGGGACCGGAGAGCCGGCCCGTGATGCGTTCATGAAGCACAACAAGAACATGGACAGCATCGCCAACGCCCTGGGCGCGGCCGGCGGCATTGCCACGCTGGGCGCGGACGGCCGGCTCCCGATTGGCCAAACTCCTGCCGGCCTGCTGCTGCCCACTACGGCGCATGACTTGAACACGTACACGTCGCCAGGAACGTACTACCAGGGGGCTGTCTCCGCCGCGACGCTCGCCAATAACTACCCGGTCGCCAGCGTTACCGGGTTTCTGCTTGTGGACACCTTCGGGACGGCCACGCTACAGCAGTTCAATACCCGAGTCGCGCCCTATCAACAGTTTTGGCGCATCAAGACCGGCACCAGCGCAAATGCGTGGTCTGCGTGGAAAGAAATGGCGGACGCCACCACGGCGCTGACGTTCCAGGGCGTGATGGCGGCCGCTCAGGATCTGAACACCTACACGCAGCGCGGGGCGTGGATCGTTGCCGCGTCCAGCGTCGCGCAGGGCGGAACCAACTTTCCCATTGGTCAGTCCGGCGTGCTGGTGGTCTATTCCGCCGGCTACCCGGGCGGCACGGCCGCGACGGGCGCAAATCAGGTCTACATCGCCAGCAACTCCAATCGGCAGTATTTCCGCTCGCTGGTGGGCGGGGTGTGGTCTGCCTGGGATGAGGTCGTGCGCTCATCGCTGTTGGGAGTCGCCAGCGGCGTGGCCACGCTGGACGCGGGGGCGAAAGTTCCATTGACGCAACTGCCCGTTGGTGGCGCTGGCGGTCTTGCGTCATTGGATGGGGATGGCCTGGTGCCTGAAAGCCAGCTCCCGCCCATTCCCAGCGGGCCGGCCGTTGGCACCCCCAGCTGGTGGCCGCTCCGGTCATCTATCCCAGCAGGGCAGATCCCCCTGGACGGCCAAACCGTTTCGCGTGCCACGTATCCTGAACTGACTGCGATGGTCCTGGCCGGGACGCTGCCCGTAGGGGTAGAGGCGACGTGGCAAAGCGACCCTACCCAGCGCGGCAAGTACACGCTGGGCGACGGGTCCACGACCATCCGCCTGCCTGACTTGAACGGAAAGTCGGCGGGATCGCTGGGAGCAGTGTTTCTTCGCGGGGACGGCGCCCTTTCCGCAGGTGTCAACGGGGCTATTCATCCGGACGCCCTTCAGAATCACGGGCACGCCGTTAATCTGAAGTCTTCAGCGGGTAGCGAGGGGTATGGGTATGCACCGTACGGAGGTTCAGGTGCCCAGTACGGTACCGAGGGCATCCCATCGGGTGCCCGAGTGGCGGCAGAAACCCGCGCCCTGAACGCCACGGGTGTTTGGACGGTCCATGCGTTCGGCGCGGTGGTCAACCCGGGGTCTATCGATGCCGCGCAATTGGCGAGTGACTATGCCGTCATGAACGCGGCCGTGCAAACTCTGAATGGCCAAATTCAGCAGTCATACGGGGTGGGCCAAACTTTCCAGAATGTCACGGGTTCTCGAACGACCGGAGTGCTTTATACGAATTCAACCGGACGGCCAATCCACGTATTTTTTGCGGCGACGGCCACCGGCGGACTCGCTAACACTCGGATTGAAGTGGGGGGAACCGACGCCGCATCCTCGTTTACACCGCCGGATGGGAGTCTGAACGGGTCAGTCATTTCCGTAAATGCGTCGATTCCTCCGGGGCAAACCTACCGGGTGATTACTTATAACGTGTCAGGCCCTAGTTGGCGGGAGTACCGGTAATGCAGACATTCAAAGACCTTGATTCCGGCCAGTTCTGGCAATTCGAAGATGACGTGCTGGTCACTGGCGTGGATGGCGCGCGCCTTTTCCATGCCCCAAATGGCGCGCCCCTCGATGTTCCATCCACGATGATCGTCACGGAACTGCCTCCTCCCGCAGACCCGCCCGACCCGATCCCGCAGGCCGTCGTCTCGCGCTTCCAGGGCCGCGAGGCTATGCACCGCACGGCGCACGGCGACAGTACGCTATTCGACGCGGCCGAGGCGGTGCTGTCACGCGAGGACACGCCGGCCATGTACCGTCGGGCCTGGGACGACTTGCAGGAATTCCGACGCGACAGCGAAATGCTCCTGGCCGTGGCGGGCAGTCTCGGCCTCGCGCCGCGCGACCTAGACGCACTTTTTATCCTCGCCGGCAGCATCAAAGCCTGACCGGGCAAATCTCTGTAGGAAATCCCCTCATGAGCATCATTACCGACATCCAGAAACTGGAGCCGGGGGATGCGGTGCGCCTGTTCGAGCTGGATACCAGCAACCAGGGCGGACCCATCCTCCGCTTTCACAACCACAACCAAAGCGGCCCGATCTTCTGGAAGGGACGGGAGTACACGCCTTGGGCGTTAGAAGCCCGTGATTTCCAACGCACCGGCGAAGCGTCCCAGCCGTCGCCGACTCTCTCCGTGGGCAACATCGGCGAGGACGAGAACGGCGAGCCCGTTGCGGGCGTGATCTCTTCGCTGTGCATTGCCATGGACGATCTGGTGGGCTGCGTGCTGACCGTGCGCGAGACGCTGGCCAAGTATCTTGACCCTGCGAACTTTCCGGACGGTAACCCTAACTATGACCCCGGCGAGGAGTTGCCCCTTGAGGTGTGGCTGGTCGAACAGAAGCTGAACGAAACGCCGGAGGTGGTCGAGTTCGAGCTTGCGACGGGCCTGGCGTTCGATGGGCGCCAGCTACCGGGGCGCCAGATCGTCGCGACCATCTGCCCGTGGAAATGGATCGGGGGCTATCGCGGCCCGTACTGCCAGTACACGGGGGCCGCATATTTCGACGGACAGGACCGGCCCGTGTCGAGCCCTGACCAGGACAACTGCCCCGGTCTGGTGCGCTCGTGTCAGCTTCGTTTCGGTGCTGAGCAGGGCGTGGAGCCGGTGGCGGCTGTTATCAACTTTGGCGGGTTCCCCGCTGCTGATCGGGTTCGATAGCATGAAGAAAGCAACTTTCGCAGCCATGCGCCGCCACGCCGAAGAGGCATATCCCGCGGAATGTGTCGGCTTCGTCGTGTCCGATTCCGACGGCCGAGAAATCTATTTGCGCGGCCAGAACGTGGCCGATGCGCCGGATGCCGGCTTTGTGACGCGCCCCGACGATTGGGCCGCGGCCGAGGATGTCGGCGCAGTGGTGGCCTTTGTCCATTCGCACCCGGATAACACGGCCTCGCCATCGGAGGCGGATCTGGTGGCCTGCGAGGCCATGGCCGAGAGGGTAGGGGCGATGCCCTGGTACATCGTCGAGGTGCGCAAGGACATTGGTCAGGAAGCGCCCCAAGCGCTCGCCATCGAGGCGTTTTCCCCCACGGGTTATCGAGCGCCGCTGCTGGGGCGCACGTTCCATCACGGCGTCCTGGACTGCTACAGCGTAATCCGCGACTTTCACGCGAGGGAGATGGGGATCTCCATTCCCGACTTCCAGCGAGCAGATGGCTGGTGGGAGGGCGATGAGGAGGTCTACCTGGACAACTTCGCCGCCGCCGGCTTCCGGCCGCTGGTAGCCGGCGAGACCATCCAGCGGGGGGATGTGATCCTGATGAACCACTTGGCTAAGCGCACCAACCACGGCGCCGTCTTCCTGGGTGACGGTCGGCTTTCCGAGCGCCCGGACCTGTTCCCTATGCAAGGGACCATGCTCCATCACTTGTACGGCCGGCTGTCCACTCGCGAAGTGTATGGCGGCTACTGGCAGGAGATCACGCGCCTGGTGTTGCGGCATCGGGAGGTGCCGAATGGATAATCAGCTCCGTACCATCCGGCTGTACGGCCTGCTGGGCACGCGATTCGGCCGCGTCCACCGGTTGGCTGTGCGAAGTGCGGCCGAGGCCGTACAGGCTCTCTGCGCGATCCTTCCGGGATTCGAAAAGGAGCTGATTTCCTCCGGCAGCCGTGGCGTTCGATATGCGGTGTTTCTGGGGCGACGCAACATCGCGGAGCAGGATCTGCAGCACGCGCCCGCTGACGGTGAAGAGATCCGATTCGCGCCTGTCATCCAGGGGGCGAAGCGCGGGGGCGTGTTCCAGACCATCTTAGGCGCGGCAATGGTGGCTGTGGGCGCAGTGATCAACGTTCTCAGCTCGGGCACGATGGCCGCGTTCGGAACTTCGCTCATGAAAATGGGCGCCGTCATTGGGTTGGGTGGGGCTATCCAGCTGCTGAGTCCCACGCAGACCGGGCTTTCGACTAAGGATAGCCCCAACAATGGCGCGTCCTACAACTTCAATGGCGCGGTCAACACCACCGCGCAAGGGAATTGCGCACCTCTCCACTACGGCGAATGCTGGGCGGGGAGTGCGGTCGTTTCCGCCGGCATTTATGCCGAAGACAAAGCGTAGAGGCAACCATGCAACGTCTTCTTTCACCCGCCGAAGCCGGCGGGTTTTCTATTGATGGGCCCATGCGGCACATTGCGCGCCAAGGCGGGATCACGATCGTGGGCCGCAAGGGAGGCAAGGGCGGAGGCGGCGCTCGCTCTCCCGTGGAGGCTCCTGACAGCCTGCACAGCATCTCTTACGCCAAGGTCCTGGACCTGATCAGCGAGGGGCCCATTGTGGGCCCTGTGACGGGCCTGAACTCCATCCTGCGCAGCATCTACTTGGATGGAACGCCCATCGAGAACGAAGACGGTTCGCTCAACTTCGAGGGCGTCCGCGTGGATTTTCGAAACGGCACGCAGGCCCAGGACTACATCCAGGGTTTCCCGGCCGCAGAAAGCACCATCGGCCTGGGCGTCGAACTGAAATATGGCGTCCCCTGGGTGCAGACGGTCACGGATCGCACGCTGTCGGCCATCCGAATCACCCTGGAGGTGAGGGGGCTCCTCCAGGTGGATACCGGCAATGGGGACCGCGGGGGAGCGCGCGTGGATTACGCCATTGACCTGCAGACGGATGGCGGGCCGTTCCAGGAGGTTGTCGTGTCGGCATTCGATGGGAAGACGACGCAGACCTACGCGCGGACCCACCGCATTGACTTGCCGCAGGGCGCGCAGACGGGGTGGGTTGTTCGCGTGCGCCGGCTCTCCATCGACTCCGCCACGGATACGCTAACAAACGCTACCTGGATCCAATCCATCACCAACGTGCTGGATGCGAAGCTGCGCATGCCGATGTCCGCCGCGGTTGGCATCCAAATTGATGCCAGCCAGTTTTCGGCGATTCCGACACGCGCGTACCGATTCCGCGGCCGCATCATCGCAGTGCCCAGCAACTACGATCCGGAGACGCGGACCTATACCGGCGTTTGGGATGGGACGTTTAAGCAGGCGTGGACCAATAACCCCGTGTGGATCTGGTATGACATGGTGACGAATCAGCGCTATGGCGCCGGGGCGTTCTTGGATCCAGCGCGGCTGTCCATGGCCAAATGGCAGCTCTACCCTATCTCCCAATATTGCGATGAACAGGTGCCCGACGGCTTCGGCGGCATGGAGCCTCGGTTTACCTGCAACGTCTACATCCAGCAGGCGGCGGACGCCTACCGCGTAATGTCGGATCTCGCCAGCGTGTTCCGCGGAATCGTCTACGAGATGAATGGCTCCATTGCCGCGTCCGCCGACATTCCTTCGGACCCTGTCTACAACTTCACCAATGCGAATGTGCTGGATGGTCGGTTCGGCTACGCCGGCAGCCCGCGCCGAACCCGGTATACGGTGGTGCAGGTGTCCTGGAACGACAGCAGCAATCAGGGCATCGCCAAGATGGAGGCGGTAGAAGACCGGGATGCAATTTCCCGCTATGGCGTTCGCATGTACCAGATGACGGCGTTCGGTTGCACGTCCCGCGGCCAGGCCGTGCGCGCCGGAAAGTGGGCTCTCGTCTCTTCACAGCGCGAGACGCAGGGCGTGACGTTCGGCGTGGGGCTGGAGCAGGCCGTCGTGAAACCTGGCTCTGTCATCCGCATCGCGGACAAGAACCGCGCCGGGCGCCGTATCGGCGGTCGGATTCATTCTGCAACTGCCACAACTATCGTGGTGGATCTGGCCGTGGGCGTGCGGTCCGGAGATCGCCTGATCCTGAACATGCCTGACGGGCTCACGCAAACGAGGATCATCCAGGGCGCGGTGGGCACGATGATTACGGCAGACCAGACGATATGGACTGCCGATAGTACCGAGATCACCGCAGACATGATCGGGATCCAGGGCGCAACCCTGGAAATCACAGTCACCCAGCCCTTTACCGAGGTTCCGGAGGCTGAGGCAGTGTGGACCATCGAGTCCGAGGAGCTTTCAACCCAGCTTTTCCGAGTCGTGAGTATCACGCGGGAAAACGTCCTCAATGCCACGATCACGGCCGTGCAACACGTGCCGGGCAAGTACGAAGCCGTGGACTATGGCACGCGTCTGGAGAATCCGCCGATCACGGTCATACCGCCCATGGTCATGCCGGCGCCGCAAAACGTGGCGTTGTCATCCTATTCGACGCTGGATCAGACGATAGCAACCCACAATGCCCTCATCACCTGGGAAAAGGTGCAGGACGCGGTGGAGTATCAAGTCCAGTGGCGGCGTAATAGTTCGGACTGGATTGAAGCGGGGCGCACGGCGTCCGCGTCCGTCGAGATCCGGGGCATCAGTACCGGCCGATACCTTGCGCGGGTGCGCGCGATTAACGCTGCGAACATCCCTTCGGCATGGGGAATGTCGGCGTCCACCGACTTGGAGGGGAACGTTCTGCCGCCGCCGCAGGTGACGCACTTGACCGCCCAAGGGATGGTGTTCGGCATCCGGCTCAATTGGGGGTTTCCGGCCGGCAACTACATTATCGAGCGGACGGAAATCTGGTATTCGGAATCGCAGAACCAGGGCAGCGCGATCAAGATGGGCGAATTCGCGTTCCCGCAAAACACCCATGACCTGATGGGGTTGTCCGCCGGCAAGCGCCTGTATTTTTGGGCCAGGCTGGTGGACCGCACCGGCATCCCCGGGGACTTTTTCCCCGTGGGCAATCCGGGCGTCATTGGCACTTCCAGCAATAGCGCGGACGAGATCCTGGAATATCTTACGGGCCAGATCACCGAAACCCAGCTCGCCCAGGCGCTGCTGGATCGGATTGACGAAGCCGGCGATGCTCAGGTGCAGATCGACGCGATCGTGAATTCCTTGGCGGCCATGTACACCATCAAAACCCAGCTCACGGTGGGCGGTGTGCCGTACCTCGCCGGCATCGGCGTAGGCGTCGAGAACAACCAGGGCGTCATCACGTCGCAGATTCTGCTGGCTGCGGCGCGCGTGGCCATCCTGGACGAATCCACAGGATCGGTGAAAGCGCCTTTTGTGGTGCAGGGCGGGCAGGTCTTCATGAACGAGGCAATCATCGGTCGCGCCACTATCGGAGCCCTCAACCTCAAGGACAACCTCAGCTCCGATGCGCTTAATCCGAACGGTGTGCCAGTCTTTAATCTGAATATGCGGTCTGGCCTTATGTCGTTTAACGGAACTGAGGCGGACGGATCCAGAACAGAGATCACCAACCGGGGAATGCGCTACTACTACCCTAACGGCGTGCTGGGCGCGCGATTCGGGGGCTGACATGGCTGTGATGCCCCTTGAATTGTGGTCGTCCTCGGGCGTCCTGCTGTTCAGCGCAGGCATGCGCATTGCGCGCCAGTTGGGCGAGTTCTACACCGGAACGTCCAACGGCAGCGTCAACATCGCGCAGCTCGCTGATACAGCAAACTCCTGGTTTTTGGTGACGGCGGCGAGTGGCGGGACCAATTACCCGACCGTCCGCCGAAACGGGTCGGTTATCTCCTGGTCCTTTACCGATGCCCCAAACACACAGCGGGCAAACATGCTGGTTCTTTGGGGGGTGAAGTAATGGCAGACGCCGCGTTTGAGCTATGGGACACGGCGGGGAATCTGCTGTGCGATAGCCGCAACGTCAACATGTTCCTGCGGTACATGGGCACGGCGAGCGGGGCCTTCTCGTTTGCCGCGGTCCGGCCCGTGGTTTTCTTCGTGCCCACTGGCGGCGGCTTCGCCACCATGCGCAGCCTAGTGAACAACGGGAACGGGACCTTTACTGTCACCTTCACGGGCGTGGCTGTCGAATACTACATATTCGATTGGCCGTGGGTCACAGGCGGCCCGATGGATATATGGGCGCAGGACGGCCGGCACATCTTCATGAGTACGGCGCGGCCCATGAACGTCTACGGAAATCTGCGCATCCCCCGGTACTGGAACTCGGACGGCACCGGCAGCGGGTACATCAACGGGATGGAGGTGGGCGGCCTGCCGGCACGCAAATGGGCCTACTGTCCGTCGTTCCAGCGGCGCGGCTTCCAATGCTATCCCGTCCCGGGAGGCGGCTGGAGTTCGATTCTATGGGGCGAGAACTACGCAGCGACCAGCACCGGCGTGTTTTCAAAGATCCAGGATCAGGTGGGCGCGTTCTACGGCTGGGCGCCGCTCTACAACACCCGGTTTGTTAGCGATGCGGAGGAAAACGATATTGCTGTAATCGACGTTACCGGGTGGCAATAGCTGCTGTCCATCGCATTCAAGTTCTGCCCGCTTCGGCGGGCTTTTTTTCGTCTCAAGGAGACGCGATTGAACATTCAAGATTTCGACGCCTTCGCGGCAAAGTTTGCCGGGGTACTTGGCGCGGCTGTGTCCATGCGCTATCTGCAGGGCAGTTGGCCTGCTCGCATCAGTATGGCAATTAGCGGCTCGCTGGTGGCCTATTACGCCTCCCCGTATCTGTCGCTGGCGCTGGGTATCCCGGAAGGTCTGGCGGGTTTCTTGATGGGCATGTTCGGCATGGCCATCGTCTCGCGCGCCTGGGAAGCGGTCCAGGCCGCGCCTATCGCCGCGCTTTGGCAGGCAGTCATCGACCGCGTGCGCGGTAAGGGGGCATGACATGGACAGCACCATCTATCTGACGCTGTGGGCCGTTCTCGCGTTCGTCTGCTGGCTGGTGGTTGCCGGC